TTTCCCGGTCCCGTTCCCGAAATCCCGCCGGCCTAAAGGCCGGCCGGGAACTTCGGGAAAGCAGGGGGACCGGAACTTCCCGAAATCGGGAGTTTCGGGAACTTCGGGAAACGAAGAGTTGATCGTGAGTCGCTGTCTCCCGCTCGGCTCATTCGTTAAAAAAATGTTCGCATGTGGCGGAGGGGTTATCCGCCGCATTTCCCTCTGTGGCGCGAACAAAACCATCTTCATTCCACCAACGTTCCACCGAACACCCTTTAACCACTCGAAACGAGGACGCGATGAACGCTCCGAAATCATTTGAAACGCTCGCCAGCGCCGCGCTTGATCTGCTGAATGTTTGGAGCGGTGCGCTCTCCGATGAGGCCCGTGAAGGGCTGCAACAGGCTCTAGACGCTGGTGGTCGTGCCGCACTTCTCGTCGTCGCCGACACCGGAGGCGTCCCGACGATGAAGGTATGCGTCCTACATCCGTTCGACGATGGAATGTCGACGATCGGAACCATCCGCCCGCTCGACATGGCGACGTTGAACTAAGGACCGACATGTTGATGTGCCGCACGGTGCCGTTCGAAATCGAGCGGCTACTCGACCGCTTGGTAGCGGAAGGGAAGATCGACGCAGAGGATGCCGCGCTCGTGCGCCGACGTTGGGATGCCTACCCCGAGGAATGGCGAATCCTTCTCGATGCCTGCGAGCGCGCACCGTGAATCGCTGGTCCGTTGTCGTCGCCATTCTCCTCGATCCGATCGCAGCCGGTAGGCGGTTCGCGTCAATGCTCGAAGCGCTGCCGTTCTCGCGTCGAGTCAATTGGTGCGGCGGCGAAGTGCCGCCGATCAATAGCCATCGATTCATGCAAGCCATGTACATCGCTTCAAGTAACCCCGAGGAACAAAGCCATGAGTGACGACCAACCGACCGACAACCGACCGGACCAACAAGCCGAACTTGAACGGCTACGCGAGCACAACAAGCAACTGCTAGCCGAACTGAAGGAGGCGCGCTCGGCTGCGAATGCCGCTACAGCGGGCGTAGAGGCCGCGCAGCGTGTTTCCGAGGAATGGCGCGCGCGGTACAGTCGCCTCGCGGTCGAAGAGCCCCTAGAGGCCGATTTGCGCTCCGTCGCTAGCGGACCGTGGGAGTACCTGCGCGACGTTGTGATGCGCGCAAAGCTGCTCACGATGGAGGCCGACGCCGACGGCATTGCTCGCCCCGTGTGGCGTGACGAGAAGGGCCGCAAGGCCGACCTGTCGGGAGGGCTCCGCGCGTTCCTCATGGGCGTGCATCAACGCACCGGAAACGACGATTTAGCGCGTTCGCTTTCGCTCGGGAACTCGGGCGGAGGCGCGCGGGGCGACAGTGGAAGCAGTGGCACGTCGACGAGCAAGCCGGCACCGGCACCGCGTCCGCAATTCGGATTGCGATAGGGTCGGTGAAGTTGGAAAATGTCGGCACGCGCTGCGTTCTCGTGGATCGTGGCGCGCACCCCTCTTCGCGCGGTAGCGCGAGCGCAGCGCCGGTAGTGCCGGGCCGCGAATCAACTTCGATTCGAGACCTACATGGCTACTACTCAGCTTGCCGACGTAATCGTGCCGTCGGAATTCACGGCTTACGTCGTACAAAACTCCGTCGAGAAAACCGCGCTCGCGCAAGCGAGTGTCATGCGCCGAAACGGACTCATCGAGTCGCAGCTTCGCGCTGGCGCCGATTCCTTCTCGGTGCCGATGTGGATGGACTTGGGCAACGACGAAGCGAACATCGCCGACGACGACCCGACGCATGTAGCCGTTCCGTACAAACTCGGAAGCGGCAAACAGATCGTCCGCAAAAGCTTTCTGCACAACAGTTGGTCCGCGATGAACCTTGCGTCGGAACTCTCGGGCTCGGACGCGCTACAGCGCATCCAAGATCGTGCGAGGGCATATTGGGATCGGCAAGTGCAACGCCGGCTCGTTGCGAGCCTGAACGGCATCCTCGGCGATAACGTGGCGAACGATGCGGGCGACATGCTGGTCGACATTTCCGCAGAAGTTGGAGACGCGGCGTTCTTCAGCGCTGCGGCCGTGATCGACGCAGCCGCGTCGTGTGGTGACGCAATGGATGGGCTGTCGGCCATCGCCATGCATAGCGACATTTATGCGCGTGCGTTAAAGGCCGATCTAATCGCCACGATCCCGGATTCGCAAGGCGGCTTCATCAAGACGTTCCGGGGTTTGGCGATCGTCGTCGACGATGGGCTCCCGGTGGCTGCCAATGTCTACACGACCGTGCTTTTCGGACCTGGGGCCGTTGGCTACGGAATCACGGAGCCGCGCATCGCGGATGGAACCGAAATCGAGAACTCGCCGAGTGCCGGTCGCGGTGGCGGCATGCAAACGCTGCATTCCCGAGTGAACCTTGCTGTACATCCGGCGGGATTCAGTTTCGTCGAAGCAAACGTAGCCGATGTATCGCCGTCCATCGCCGAGCTTGCGCTTGCGGCGAACTGGAACCGGGTTGTCGATCGCAAGGCGGTCCCGCTCGCGTTCCTCAAGTCGAAGTGAAAAAGCAACCGCCCGAGGACGCAGCCGATCGCATCCGCGTAGCGGCTGCGGGCGGCGCGAACATGCAAGGCATCGCCGCTGCGGTCGGCGTCAGCGTCGATACGTTCCGTCGGTGGCTCGATGAGAACCCCGAGCTACGCGCGGCGATCGACCGGGGCCGTGAACAGGAGCGCTCGACGCTGCACAACGTCCTGTATCGGCAGGCGACCGAGGGCAAGGGCAAGGAAGCAATCATTGCCGCGATGTTCTTGCTCAAGGCGCGCCACGGCTACCGCGAAGGCGACATAAGCGAACAGGCGAACCGCGTAGCCATCACGTTCACCTTGCCGGGCGCGCAACCTCTGTCGGAATTCGTGATCGAGAATGCAGACGGGACTTCAACTAAACGAATTCCAGCGCAAGCTGCTGTCCCTGCCCGAAGAGGTTGACGCCTTTCTCGGTGGCGGGCGCGGTGGCGGGAAGTCCTACGGACTCGCGTTGCTGGCGCTTCGACATGCGGAGCAATACGGCGAACGCGCTCGGATTCTCTACCTGCGTCGCACGTACAAGGGGCTCGCCGATTTCGAGCTAGTGACCCGTGAACTCTTCGGTCTCGTCTACGGAACTGACGCGCGATACAACGCAGCGGAACACGTTTGGCGCTTGCCGAACAACGGGTATGTCGAACTCGGACAGCTAGAGACGCACGCCGATTACCAGAAGTATCAAGGCCGCTCGTTCACGCTGTTGCTGATCGACGAGGCCGGGCAATACGCCACGCCGGAACTGCTCGATCTGATGCGCTCTAACCTGCGAGGTTCCCGAGACATTCCGATTCGCGTCGTCATCGCTGCGAACCCCGGAGGTCCCGGGCACCATTGGCTAGCTCGTCGCTACGTGTTCAAGTCGGCACCGTGGAAACCGTTCCACGAGGACAAGAGCAAGCGCACATGGGTCTACGCGCCGAGCACGTTCTCCGGGAATGATCTGATCGACCGCGAGCAATACCGCGACCAACTGGAATCCTCGTGTCCCGAGGACCCCGAACTGCTACGCGCGTGGACGGAAGGCGATTGGACCGTAGCCCGGGGTGCCTACTTCGCAGCGTGCCTAGAGGAATCGCGCAACGCCGTCCCTCCGTGGTCGGAGATTCCGGACGATTGGGATGTGTGGATCGCGCACGACTTCGGCAGCGCTGCACCGTCCGTTACCTACGTGTGCGCGCAATCGCCCGGTACCGAACACGAAGGCGTCTACTACCCGCGCGGCTCGATTGTGCTCGTCGATGAACTAGCGGTGCACCGTCGGGACAACCTTGCTGTCGGGCTCGGTTGGACCGCAGCCGTGACGGGAGAGGCAATCATCGAACTGTGCAAGCGGTGGGATATCCCGCCGCGTGGCGTCGCGGACGATGCGTGCTTCGCCCGTTCTGGACTTTCCACCGGATCAATCGCCGATGAATTCTCGCGCGCGGGCGTGGACTTCGAGCCGGCTCGGAAAGCCGATCGCATCAGCGGATGGCAATTGATGCGCCGCATGCTGGCCGATGCCGGCAAACTCGATCGCCCGGGGCTGTACGTGACGCGCTCGTGTGAATACTTCTGGCAGACGATCCCGTATCTCGCTCGTGACGAGAAGCGCGTAGAGGACGTAGACAGCACCGGACCGGATCATGGAGCCGATGCTTGCCGCTATGCGCTGCTACGCATGCGGTACCAAGCCTATCTAATGCCGATTGCTTTCTGATCGGCCGTACACCCGTTCGCTAGCGGGGCGGTGACGACTGCTTTCGCCCTTTGGGGTGCCACGCACACCGGCGCGATTGTCGATGAAGGGAATCCGCCGGTTCCGTGATGACGTTAT